GTGTGTGAGACTTCAATGCCCAACTCACTTGCTCGACGACAGCAACGATCACTAGCAGTTGCACCGTAGAACTCTTGTGGTTCAACACCTGCGAGTCTGCTCACAATCACATAGTATTCGCAAAAAGGATCATGTGCTGCTGCAACAGTCGCAACTCCGGGTATGTGTTCTACTATTTCCCATGTGTGTATAGTGTTGAGTGTGGGCGTGAGTGTGTAGTCCCAGTCTGTGTTAGGGGGTGCATCCACAGTGCCTTCCAGTGTCCACACACTGTTGAGTAGCTGTTGGGTTGTGCAGTAAAACGTCATGTGTATATTTAGCCAGTTATATACACAGTTAATTAAAACCCAAGATAAGTATTGTTATGATAAGAACTTATGATATTGTTCTCGCGGTAGTGTGTGCATGGCTGATGTTGACCGTTTTCTTCACAGGGGGTCTAGTTGGCGGTGCGCTTGCGTATGGTCTATGGATACTCTGGGCTGACTACTACTGTGTATGGAGAAGGACACAAGAACATGGCAAATAACATCAATGGGTACTTCGTTGGTGAAATTGAACCCACAACAACCATAGCAGGTTGCATTTCAATATACGAACGTGCATGGCCTAACCCTGCGCAAACAGTAGCTAGAATAGAACACGAGTGTGCAGACCCTGATAACTTGGTCAGCTGGCAACGTGCAGAAACCATAGGCGGTGGCGTACGTCAATCAAGACGCACCAATCTAAATCTAGGTATTACCTATCTAGCTGACGTTGACGACAATGCTGTTATGCAGAACGCACACAATCAAATGAACATGCTGCTCAACGCAACAGTTGAACCCTACTGTAAACGCATGGGCATAGAAGGTGATACACGCTACGAAGACTACAGTCTACTCAAATATTCAGGTGGACAAAACTACGGAGCGCACCACGATGGCAGTGGAGCAAGCACAAGAATTGTGAGTGCTATCTGTTATCTCAACGACGACTACGAAGGTGGTGAACTTGAGTTTCCACACTTTGGTGTAAAGATCAAACCACAAGCAGGTATGCTGATAGTGTTCCCCAGTAACTTTGCATATGCACACATTGCACATCCAGTTACTGACGGTACCAAGTATGCTATAGTAACTTGGATCAATGAAGTATGATACACATAAATGAAATCTTTCCACTGTTTGTTGCTACCCATACCAGCGAAGTTGATCTAGTTCCTATACTAGCAGCGTGTCTTGGGATGGAACAACAGCTTGATGGTGTAACCAAAAGCAATGTAGGTGGATGGCAGTCACCGGAGATAGAACTTACTGCTGCACCGTTCGATGTATTGATACCTGACATATTGGGCAGTCTACAGGGCGTTGTGAACTACGGCAAATTAAATAATGGGTACACACTAATGAACAGCTGGATCAACGTCAACAGAGCTGCATGTAATAATGCTCCGCATGTTCATCCTGGCTCAACAATTAGCGGAGTTGTGTATATCAATGTACCCAAAGACAGCGGCAGGATACGTTTTTTAAATCCTGCTAGGACAGCAATCGCAAGCTACATCGATTTACCACAACACCGAGGGGACGTACCACAGGGTCCATTTAGTGAAGTATGGGAGTACGAGCCAGTTGCAGGAGAGATACTGTTGTTTCCTAGTTGGCTGGAACACCTAGTAGAAAACAATAATAATGCTGACAGCGAACCTAGAGTAAGCATTGCATTTAACATCAAGGTACACGAATGAAAAGCAACACTTGGAATTTATTTCCTACACCCGTAACTAGATTTACTGAGGTGTTTACTGCACAGCAACTAGATGATATCAATCAATATCTATCTACGCTGCGTAGTGGGCCGCACAGTGCTATAGACGGTGACGGTGTTAGTTCACATGATGAAACTACAGATATTATAAAAAGTATTACTTCTAGTGTACCGGGATGTCAAACCTTTGGTAATACTATACAGCATATGCTAAATGAATATACACACACCTATGGTCTTGACCCAGTTGAAGTAACCAACAGTTGGTACAGCGTACAAAGACCAGGAAGCAGACTTGTAACTCATCTACATGCAAACAGTATTGTAAGTTGTGTAATCTATACACAAACAGACAACAACAGTAGTAAAATATACTTTGATAATCCAAACAAAATGGTAGCCTACTGTAATCAAACATCGCATCCTACAGACTATAACTTTGAATACTTTTATATACAGCCCGAAGTTGGAGACGTACTAATGTTCCCCAGTTGGTTAGCACACGGCAGTAGGAGCGAACACAATCAATCACAACAAAGAACTATACTAAGTTTTAACGCGAGGTACAAGTGATGTTTAAGAAAAAAGATATCGTTCTAGATTGCTACACATATGTACCTTGGGTTTATGACCATGCTAAAATAAACTATGGTAACAAATATATGCCACAATGGTGGAAGGATACACCTAGCAGAACAGAAGATGGCAACGATACAATACGAGTGTGTCAAGGGCTGATTGATTATTACAAATCAGGAATAGTTATTCCCAGTTGGTTTGAAATTGACTTTCATATTAAATCTAAATATAATACCAAAGAGAATGCATACACTTGGGAAGCAAGTAACCCTGCTGTAAACACTGATGGTAGTCATTCATCTGATCAATGGGGACTGTACAGTGAAGATAACGGTAATAATTTAAAATTTGATTCTCCGTGGATATTTAAAACTCAAGAGCTTGTGCAATTTACTTGGACACAACCTACTTGGAGTATGCGTGATAAAGTAGACCAAATAACAGTTTTGCCTGCTGTAGTAGACTACAAGTATCAACACTGGACTAATATAAATTGGTTAGTTTTAAATAGAGACGAACCTAAAGACATTAATATTCCTTCATTAACTCCTATGGTTATAATGCATCCTATGACTGATCGCAATGTTATAATTAAGAATCATCTCATTTCAAAAGAACAATGGAGTCGAATCGGTGAAGGAAGTGAATACATGTTTTTAAAAGGAAACAAAAATATCTACCAAAGTAAGAAACGTATAATTGATAACGTTGAAAAGATAGAAGGATGTCCGTACATGAGTAAAGGAAAATTAGATGAATAAAAAATTTGCCGACTTAGGTTACTGTGTTGTAAAGAATGCAATAACACCCGAACTTCGAGACTTTATAACTCAATACACATTCTTTGATGAAATGCAAAACGAATCTAAAGATGATATTCAAGTTCCAAATGCATTTAGCAAGTACGCTGATCCTGCAATGGAAACAGTGTTAACAACTTTATTACCTACTATGGAAAAAGAAACAGGACTCGAACTAGACCCAACATATTCTTATTATAGAATTTATTACCCTGGAGATAGATTAGAAAAACATAAGGATAGACCGAGTTGTGAAATATCATGTACGCTATGTTTCAACTACAACTATGAAAATTATGAATGGCCTATCTATATGGAAGGTGAAGGCATTGTTTTAGAACCCGGTGATATGGTTATATACAAAGGTATGGATCTAGAGCACTGGCGTAATACATTTGATATCAAAGACGATGATGCATGGCATGTGCAAGGATTTTTTCATTACGTAAACAAAAAGGGTTCGTGCGCCGAATGGAAATGGGACAAGCGCAATAGTATTGGATCATTAAACAAACAAACAACTACGCCCAGTTATATAGAGTATACAAAATGAATATTGAATTAATTTTTCCTACTGCAATAGCTGTTGTAGATAACGATGTATTCGATGATCATCCAGCACTTTTAGATCTCGATTATAATGTTAATAAGGATAGTTCTAACGGAATGTTTGAACAGACCACAGATACATATGTACTAGATAATCATGTCCCAAATCTAAGAAATTGGATACAACAACAATTAGATAATTTTTCAAAGTATTCCTTGTCAACTGACCAAAAATTAAAATTTACACAGAGTTGGTGTTTAAAACATAATGATACAAGACAAGAAGTATTTCCACATTCACATCCTAATAGTATTATTAGCGGCGCCTACTATGTAGCAGCCGACGAAGATAGTGCTAAACTAAAATTTCATAGGACAGGTGTTTCAACGTATCCAAGTATACAATGGAAAATGGATCCTAACAAGTCAAAAGATGCTCCGTGGAACTGGGACTGGCAGAAAGTTTCTGTACACACAGGACGTCTAGTCTTGTTCCCTTCACAACTTACGCACTCGGTTGAAAGTGAAATGCACAACAGCGGAATACGGTGTGTATTAAGTTTTAACACATGGTTTGAAGGCAGTATTGGATCTGAACATTTATTAAATAAGTTAGGCCCGCTATGATTGAACAATGGTTTCCTACATTAATATATTATGATTTTTTAGATAAAATTGATAATGAATCTTTAGCCAAACGTGCTTATCAACTACGCGATGAATTGAATAAAGATGTTCACACGCAATGGAACTGCGATACATGGAATAGTCTCAATACAAATCTTTATTTTAAAGATGATGATACTGATAATGTCATAGAAAACTTAGTTAACACAACTATTGAACACACAGAAAAGTATGCAGAAGAATACGATGCAGATTTAGAAAACTATAAAATTACATGTACAGATTTTTGGTTTAATATTGCACAACCAACGAACTACCAAGAATATCATCAGCATCCAAACAATCATTTTAGTGCTGTTTACTATGTAGACGCACAACCTAATTCGGGTAACATTAGATTTAAAAGTATAGATAGTATTGCAACAGGTAATACTATACCAACAAAGGTTCCTCTTGAAAGAATATCTGGTTCAACAGAAACATGTTTTTATGAACCACAGCCTAGCAAACTATTAATCTTTAAATCTAATCTACTGCATATGGTAGAAAAGAATCTTAGTGATAGTGATAGAATTAGTGTAGCAATGAATTTTAGAATGGAGCCAAAATGATAGAAGTAATTGACAACTGTGTGTCACAAGAGCATCTACATCATATGCAAAATATTATGCTTAATAATTCGTTTCCGTGGTTTTTTAGTAATACCAAAGTAGGAAATGATTTGCCTTCACAGCAAGATAATTATGATTGTCAATTTATACATTTATTTTATCACAACATGAAACCAAGTAGCAATTACGGAGATCTTATTGAACCCGTACTAGATATTTTGCAACCAAGTGCTTTGGTTAGGATAAAAGCAAATCTAACTACTTGTGCAGACAAAGTTTATAACTATCCTCCACATGTGGACTTTTTTAATTTTAATGGAAAAACAGCAATATTCTATCTAAACACAAATAATGGATATACAGAATTTGCTTCTGGTGAAAAAGTTGAATCTGTTGAAAATAGACTTGTAATATTTGACGGAAATATGGAACATTCAGGTACTACACATACTGATACTAAAACAAGAGCTGTAATTAATTTTAACTATTATACCTGGTTAAGGGCTGAGTGACATTGTCGTGTAACCATAAGTCATCTGGGTTCGCCCATTGATCATATGTTTTTAGATTTAGTCCCATTTCTTTAGCACGAGCAAAAACTTTGGTTTGTGCGTTTGGACCGTAGTATGTTTCTGTAAGATGTTTATCGTGGTAAGTAGGATCAGAAAAATCCCAGCCTGTAGTAATTAAATAAAACTCAGCAAAAGGACTGTGTGCTGCATATATACCAATCCCCCCGCTTGCTTCAACTAAACATTCCCATATATCAACATCGTCTATGCGCATTTCACGCTTGTAGTCCCAGTCTTGTGTTGGAGGAATATACGGAGTATCGCCATCCATCCATTTGGATTCAAACAGCTCATCGCCGCCGGCTTCAACTAATATATTATATGTTGTTTTATACTGTGGCACTGTATTAGTTTGGATAGCGAATAATTACAACACCTGGTCCGCCTTGACCGCTAGGATCGCTGCCGCCCTGATGACTTACGCCACCACCACCTCCGCCGTAGTTATTCTGGCCTGCTTGTCCTTGCTTAGGTGAATAACCGCCTTGACCGCCACCACCGCGTCCCGGTCCGCCGCTGCCGCTTCGCGGGCCACCGCCCCCTCCGCCGCCGCCACCGCGTGATACGGAAGATCCTGAAATTGAACTTGATCTACCACTGCCGCCATGTTGTGTACTATACGCAGGACCAGCATTGCCGCCTGCTCCACCACCGCCAGCACCGCGCCAGCTTTGGCCATTTTGTCCGCCATCATATCCTTGGCCGCCAACATTACTGCCGCCGTAGCGATATCCATATCGAGCATCGCCGCCGCCGCCACCTGAGCCTCCAGGTTGTCCATTGTCGGTGTAGCCGCCACCACCGCCACCGCCGGTGGTTGGTGTACTATTAAACGCTGAGGGGTCTCCTCTTACACCAGTGTTGCCACTGCTTCCTTGACGTTGAGAGCCGCCCTGGCCAACAGTAACCGGAAATGGACCATCGCCTACTACTTGATCAGCTAGGGTTCCGCTGAGGTATCCGCCGCCCCCGCCTCCGCCTGCGCCGCCTTGGTCACTACCTTCAGCGCCTCCGGAGCCTCCACCTGCGATGATAATGTATTCTAAATCTAGTTCAGTAACTAGCTGCATTGCTTCTTTATAATTATTTTTGTACTTGTTTTTTAGGTTAAACGCTAATTCTGAATCACCTACAGTTGTAAATGCATGTACAGTATATCCGCCTGCGGTGTAAATTTGATCTCCACCTTTAACATCAAAGATGTCATGTATTTTTGGTGCTTCATTATTTTGTTGAACACCTTTACCTTTTCTAATACTTTTAATAAATGGCATCTGCTGTTTCCTTATAAGTTCTCAATTGTAAATGTGCCGCCGGTGTTAAACGTGTGTATGTTGTAGCCGCCGCTTGATGATTCAGTGCCGCCATCACCAGTAATATGTTGCGCAGGTGGTGCAGTTGATGTATCGTTAATAAGGACATCTGCTGATTCACCAGTAGCTAATGTAAAGACTAGTGTGTCTGCGCCGTCTGGAGTTTCATCTGCTGTTACCGGAATACTTAAACTTGCAAACGCATTTTGTACAGTTAGTACACCTGTTAAACTCATTCCGCCAATATCTGATGTATCAACACCGGATATAGTATATCCTATTGTAGTTCCGTTTAGAACACCTGTTGTTGCAAGTGTAATTGAAATACTCGACCCTTCGTCGATGCTAGTATCAGGAGTCATAGTTAGTGTTCTAGTTACAGGTTCAACATATGCTTCTGCAGTTGCAGGTATTTGTGCTGCTGTTACAGACTGTGTGCCAAATACTGTTGCACTAAGCGAACCTTGATAGCTTCTAACAATTATTCTTTCACCGGAATTAACAAATATGCCACCCTTTTGATAAACATCATTGGCATCTAATACACCTTCAAAAATAGTATTTACATCACTCCAACTATCATTTGTGCTTGTACACACACCAAAATCGGCTGTGTTTATATTGTCTCTGTTTACGATGTTTACGCTAAGAACTGCTGTGTTACCTGATTGTTCGAATACGTGGTAAACAACATTACTTGTTCCAGCAGCTACATCTACAGCTCCTAATCTTCCTGTTTGCATTTATATTTCCTTGCGCATAAAATATACATATATTTATCAGTTTTACTTAGTAGTATTTATGCCGCTAGAAAATTTACTGTTCAGAAAGATTGTTAAGAAAAGCTCTTAATTTAGTTGAATCAGTCTGTTCTTTAATCTTTGGAGCAGCTGACCCTTCGTTAGGAACATCTGACATTGAAGTTGCTACAGTAGTACGTTTAAGTGCATTGGCAATAGCACTTACGCCGCTGCCTTGAGTTGCAGTAGCTTGTTCGTCTTCGTCACCAATGTCTACAATACGTAGTGTATCGATATCAAATCCTAGATCAACTTTCTGTCCTACACCACTTGATGAACGTGTCTTCATCAACTGTATCTGATAGCGTCCACGTTCTCGCATAGCTCTACTTGTAAAAATACCAATTAAGTTGTCTGCTGTATTAATCTTAGATATACCACCACTAATATGCGAGTGGTCAAACTCAATCTCTTCAACACTACTTCTATTTAACTGCGATGCTGTTACAAAGATACAGTTTAGTTCCATGGCTAAGTTGCGCAGTTCTTCTGATACATACTTGTCTTTAACAAACAAGTTCTCTGCACTGATCTTTGTACCAATAGGATGCATAAGATCCAAGTAGTCAATTAATAATACGTCAATCTTACGTCCTGTTTTAATCTCGTACTCTTTCAAATACGCTCTAACATCGTTTGCGTTTTTGCCAGTTGGCATATACTTAACTTGGAATGCACCAGACTTCTTACCAATCATTTTAACTTTCATTTCAACATCATCGATGCTTTTAAAAATATCTCTGCTTGGGATTTCAGAAGTCATTGCATCAAGTCGCATACTAACTAAGTTTTCACTTAATTCAAACGTTAAGTACATAACATTCATTCCTGCAAGACACCAGTTGACGCCCATGTTTGCCATAAACAAACTTTTACCAGAACCACTACCGCCTGCAAAAATATTCAGTTCGCCTTTGTTAAAGCCACCAAATAGTTTCTTATCTAGACTTGGCCATCCTGTACTTACTTGTCCGTTTTTATCTTTAATTGCTTCTAGTCTTGCTCTTGGATCTAAAAAGTAATCTGTACCTAAGTCTTTTTGTAATCCAATCTGTACAGCTTGCTTAACTAAGTCTTCACATGCACCGTATTCACCATTTTCTAACAAGTCGGCACTTTTAAGAATAGCCGACTCTAATGCTTTATGTTTTGCAAATGTTTCAAAATCTTGTAGCAACCAATCATAATGATTTTCTTGTAGCTGTCCTGGATTTTTTAAATTACTATTAGTTGCGGCATTAACCATATCGAATGTAGGAAGCCCATTATGTTCTTCTACATATTCTTTAAGAAACTTAGCAGGCTCTACTAACCGTCTATCAAAAGTTTGTGGGTCAAACACGCCTTGACAGCGCACAAAACTTTCTGCGTCTGTCATAAACATTTCTAGATATACCTTTTGTATATCATATCCGTAGTCTGTATTTTGTCTAGTCATACTATATTGTATTACCTTTGCGTATAAATGTCAAGTTTTTTATTATGTGATCTATCCATAAATCTATGCCGTCGCCGTTTGGATGATTGTCTCCTGCATATCCAAAATATATTTCTTGATATTTCTCTTGTATTTTATGTTTATGAGTAAGATTATTAATTATAATTTTATTAGTTTTATTGCTGATTGTTCCTAATGCGTGTGATATATTGTAAGTGTCTGATATTGAATTTAATTTAGTATACGAGTCATCTAGTAATCTATAATAACTATCACAAACTGGAATCACGTGCTTGTACTTTTTTAATATCTTTAAATTTAAATCAGAACATCCACCAGTAATATATAGATTTAAGTTGTGTGTTTTAGCAAGTAGATTTAAATTAAAATAGAAAAAATCTACTAATGTATTAACATAGGATTGAAAATTATGTTCTTTAACTATGCTATAAATTGTATCGTGGCTATCTGGTTGATATGCTAGAAATTGTAGTACATCGCGCATTGGCTCCGTTTGAATAACTAAAACATTTTCTAGTTTTTTATTGATTAGTTCTATGTGTATTCTTCTTATTGATTCAACATTAGATTTTCCGCCGCCGGAATGATTTCTTACAGCAGGTACATGTCTTTTTAGAGACCGAGTAAAGTAATCATCACCGTCGTTGCCATGGCCCCATTCGCGTGATCCGTCGGGCCGTGTCCATCTTCCGCAGCCCCAACTATCTCCAAATACAGTAATGTTATCTAGGCTAGACAAACCATTTCCCCTCCAAGTTTACCTTTGTTTTTGTTTTTGCTAATACAGCACCAATGCAGCTACCAGGGTCTCCTGGGTTTTGAGGTACATGAATAGTATTCCATTGTGGACGAATTTTATCTACAGCTTGACGATTAAGTGCGCCACCCCCTGCTAATGCTAAGTTTGGGCTTTTAGTTTTCCATTGAGCCCATGCACTAAGACCACTAACTGCTTCTTCAAAAACTTTTTGGGTAGTTGCTGCAAGTCTACCCATAGCTTCATTATTGGTAGCTTCGGGTAAAAACCAATTACACCCTCGGTGTAGATTAGTCTTAAACTTCCAGGCTGGGTTACTAGCTGTGGGGATTTTTAGTATAATCTCGGCCATCATCGCACTTCTATAGTACTCAGGGTCATAATCTTTACCCATGCCAGCTATCATATATTCGTCTCTTTGTGCAACGCCACCAACACGTTGAGTCATTGAAGAGTAAAATAAACCCGGGCTATGCGGATAACTTTGACTGTAAATCTTCTTTAGTTTATTGTTCTTTCCATGCCAAATAGTCAGTGTTTCAAATTCGCCGATACTATCTAAGCATATTACAGCACAGTTGTCATGCGGCTGAGTGTAATAGGCATATGCTGCATGTGAATGGTGATGTTGAGTGTACTGTATTGGACAAACAATATTGTGTTCATAAAGATAAGAAGCAATATCGTTCTCTTTGCCTAACCAACCTTGACCTGCTCGCCATTGTCTAATAGTTTTTAAGAAAGGACGTTCGTACCAAATAATTTCTTTTGGTGCTCCAAATCTAAGTGCCTTTTTAATTAGTTTTCTATTTAGATGGGGATCGTTAGGTACACCACTAAAATCTTTAGCAAGTGCTGCCCATAACAAATTTTCATTTCTAAATACAGCTAGACTTGCATCATGGCTGTTGCCAACTATTCCCCAAATAATCATTTGTAAATGAACGGGTCCTTTTCCCGTAGTTCTTTCATACGTTTTCTATATTGTATTTCTTCTTTGATCTTTCTGTATGGCCATGTAATAATTGACCAAATAAATTTTAATGTTTTTTTAATTGTATTCATGTTTACTCCCAAACCACTTTTTTGCTTTTAATCTAATTTTAAGTGCGCTTTCTGTAGCTTCACTTGCTATACTATGCAGTGTATATAGTCTACCATACTTATCTACAGCATCACCGATATCATTAACATTGTGCGGCCAATTTGGCAAACTAACACTCCACCCTAATTCGATAGCACGTTCTACAAGTTTGCTGCCTGCCTTGTCTCTATCTGGCACAACAATAATTTGCTTCTGTAATCTATTTAGTAGCATTGCTTGCTGGTCTGATACTTCACTACCGCCTAAAGCACATCCTTCTACATGTATTGCATCAATTTGCCCTTCGCATACAATAGCAAAGACTTTGTTAAATCGTTGTTCGTCGAGACCGTATACGAAGCCGGGTTGTACTTCAGTTAAGTATTTCGGTTTCTTATCTAAAAGTACACTACGACCAGTCCATCCTACTATGTTGCCTTCGTAGTAAAATGGTATAATTAACCTATCACGATAGCCTAGACTGGGAGCCCAGTAGTAATCTGTGTCGTCTAAATTCAGTCCGCGTTGTGCCATGTACTCTAATACAGCTAAACTATATTTGTTGAAATCTGTAATATCTGCAATTTTAATTGCATCTTCTGGCAACGGAACAGTATTAAACGTAGGTAGTTCAGCAATACGGTCTTGTGCTTGAACACCTTCGTTTTCTCTCATTACTTCAAGTGCTACCTTGTTGATTATATCGTCAGGCGCTCCCATCCATTGTAGGAGCCTTCGCAGCTTGTGTGAAAAGTTACGCCCTGGTTGCCACGAAGCTTTGAAACCACAGTTAAAACAATGGTAACTAATGCCTCCGTCTGGATTACTTATAAGTCCTCCACGACCTCTGTTATCTACAGAATGGCCGTTGTGGTGACAGCAGGGCGCATTGAATGATAGCCACCCACTAGGAGTTGTTTTCCTCTTAGCAGGCAAGTATGTCAGAACTGTATTAGCTACTACACTCATATTACTATTATAGCGTAGTTATGCTATGTTGTCAATCAATTTCTAACTAAAATTTCTGTTATTTTATCTGCTGGGTTTGATGTTGCTTTAAAGCGTAAATGACTAAACACTCCGTTAAAGTTTACTGGAGCAGGTTCTGTTTCAGATCCTGTAAAGGTTAGTGTTGCTATATCAGCCCAATTAGTATTATCTGTAACTTGGTTGTCTAATGTAACCTGTACAATAAGATCGCCGCTGTATGAGCTTGTATACGCTGCTGCGGTGTGTAATGCTTCGTTTCCATTGATACCAGGCTGTGCATCGATTGTGCTACTATACCATACATCAACTCCAACACCTTCTTGTTGAAAACTTGATACCGAATGTGTTGCAGCTGGTCCAGGAAACGTTCTAGCATTTACGTAGATAGTAGAATCATTATCAAAGTTGCTGTGACTATATGTTAACACTTTGTCACCGTCTGTCTCTTGTAAATAAATGTTATAATTTAAAAATTGCTGTTTGATATTGAGTAATTCGTTTTCAGTAATTGTAACACTGAACTTTCCTCTTTTTGCCGTGCCGCCATCGTCGAGCATAGTTCCGTCTTTTTCAATAACCATATTATTGTTTTCATCAAATGCAACAAACTTAGGTGTGTATGTTGTTATGTTTATAGGTCTTTGATCTGCATTGTATGTTCTAAAATCTAAAACATTATCAATGCCTTTATATACTTGAATTTGTTTACTGTACACTGGTCTATACTCCGTTATGAATCCTGCCACATTTGCTATGAGCTTGGTTGAATTATTGACTAAATATCTAGGTGTTAGTTGCATAACTATATTTATCGGAATCAGATGTTAACAAAAGATATACAAGAAAACTTTCCATTTTTAAGCGTTGTTACATATGGCGGGAACGAATACATTGGAATCGTAATAAACCAAGATGCTACAGTAACTAGCATGTACGTTTATACCGATCTAAATTCTAAAGAAGACCAAAAGTTATTTTTAGAGTTAGGTGACGTGTGGTGGTGGGAATCAAATCGTTTGATACCGATTAACATCTTTCTAAAGAAAGAGATGGACATTTTTAAATATTCTATTATTACTATGAATAGTAAAGATGTAAAGGTAACACTAGGACCTTGTGTAAATTTAAATAATTTAACTGTTAAAAGAATAAAACGTAGAAGTGTTCAGCTAGTAAGAAAACCTAAGTAAAATCTTCGCATATTAAATTCATATGTACTACAACAGCCATTGCATAAGAAATAGCATGGGCTTTCTTAAAGAAGTAACTATTGTCAGTTGGTTTAATCCAAACTTCCTTCATTACCTTTTCCCAAGTTTCTCCGACTAAGTGCCGTTTGGCCGGCCGTATCATCGCTAGTACTGCTGCTAGTTGTTCTATTGTTCTTGGACGCATTGTCTTTAATATAGTTCCATGTCCTGCGACGTGAAATACTAGTCTGCTGAAATCGTCGTGTTCGAGGAGTTCCCATTGTGGTTCCTTAGTCATTAGTTGTTGAAGATGTTCTTCATTTGTAACATCGTTGTATATACTTACATTTAGAAAATCTAATTTAAAATATCCGCGTTCTTCAGCAGTCTTATGTTCAATTGTTGATAAATTATCAACAGGATTATGCGGTATTTCTGTTGCATACACTCCTGTATTATGTTTTTTGCCTGTATTTAATTTTGCCACACGATGCGTTAATTTTTGTAGAATTACATCTCTGTCTGCAAAATCTATATCAATATCAGGCAACTTGTTTCTCCATCTTACGTGCTTTTTTCTTAGCCATGTCCCATTTTAATTTACTACATCTATCTTTCATAGTAATACCCAAACAATGATCCAATTCGTGTAGATAAACTCTAGCACTATATCCTGTAATTTTAACCGTTTGTTTCTTTAAAAATTCGTCATAGTATTCTGCAAGTATTTCAGCTGGGCGTTTTACTTTTACAAACATACCAGGAAAACTTAAACAACCTTCAATCTCTGTACTAACTTCTTCTGTATATTGTAACACAGTTGGATTAATATGTAAAGTAACATTTTCAGCCTTGTCGCCCATTGTAAACACTTTATAATCCAAGCCAACTTGTGATGCTGTTAACCCTATGCCGTTGTTTAACAACATAGCTACAGCCATATCTTTTTTTAGACGCAACGGATCAAACTGTGGTTCTTCAATATTTACATCTTGTAATTCTTTACTTAGAATGGGATCTGGATAGTATACTAACTCCATAATTTATTTCCTCTTTGTAGATGTGCCGCTGGTGCGACGAACAATATCATCGTGATTAAATTCTGCCCAGTACAGTTCAAAAGCAACACCATCCTCTAAACCTTCAAACTGATGCACCTTACCGGGCTTAACTTGCGTAAAGTCTCCAGCTTCGAGAATAGTTTCATCAACTAGTCCTTGATCATCTTGCCAAACACGGACAATCATTTTGCCCGATTCAACAAAGAATCCGTTCCACTTAAACTGATGTTCGTGTTCTGAACATTTATATCCTGCTTTGTATTCAATACGATGAAACTCTAATACACCGTTGGCATGTACCAATTCTGTTTGGCCCCATATTTTACCAGCTTTCATAACTTTGATTCCTTTGCTATATCTTTAACTAACTGCATATCATTTGGAAGTCTTTTAAAACGCATCGCCCAGTGTTGAGGATTAATAACATGATAAACCATTTCTAATTGTTCATCTGTAAACTTACTTAGCATCTCTTTACCTGACTTACAATTTAGCATTAACCATGGCGATATTTTTCCGTCTTTAATATCCCACACTGCTCTATTAGTACTTACATGATAAAAATAATGATTCCACGGAGCAGTCTTGTCTTCTGACCATTCCATCATTGTTTTTACACTGCGTTCTAGTGCTGTATGCACATCTTCTTTTAGAATAAATTCTAAAACATATTTTTCATATAAACTGTCTCTAGCCCAATGATCTAATTTAACACCACTAGTTACAACGTAGTCAATATATTTTTCAGGATATAAAGGACGTACATTGCTAATAAAGGAGCCAAACTTAACAAAAGCATTATAATAGGGTGACCCGACAAAATCTTCATACGTTTTTTCTTTTTTGTTCCCTGCTGAGAGGGTGTAGAATCTTTGGAATGCATATAAACCGTACCTCACTCTTTTTTCATCTTTTTGGAGCCAACGTCTTTTAGGCTCGCACATATGGGCTACAAGTGTTTTCTCTCTCATGTAACCGTTTCCGCAATATTCGCATTTGTATGGCTTTTCAGAGTTTGACATCGATGTCATATTCTTTAGCCAATTCTTTGAGTTCTTTTTTTGTAGATAATCTAGCAAGTAACTCTACCTCATCTGTTTTCATATTAGGATATATTTGTTCTAGCAGTTTTACACCTTTGCTATTATCGCTTGTCTTTTTCTTAAAGCCAATCCATACATGTCGTCTTATATCACTGTTTGCGTTATGCAAGGAACATAGTAACTGCCATTGTAGTTTAGGGTGACGTGCTCCTAGTTCGTTCCAGTTCTTATTATAGATCTCGTTAGTCATAACAACTGCTAGTTCTTGTGCTTCTCTGTTGCCTGCAACTGAACTTGCATATCTATTCAGCAGCCAAAAGTTTACACCTTTTTTCTGTTCGTCTGTAAGTTCATCCCAAACACTTTTAGCATTGCTGTCTAAACATGCTAGTACATCTTTTACTGGAAATGCTTGCTGTGCCATTCTTCTACGTCCTCTGGAGAATTTATCTCTACTCCATTATATTGTACACTCAAACAACCAATTTGCCAACCGTTTTTTAACCATCGGAGTTGTTCTAATTTTTCTACTTCTTCTTCTTGGCTAATTTCTAATCCACTATACATTTCTAACGAATTGCGCTTGTATCCATATATTCCTAAATGCCAATCACCGTATCCGGTCATGCCCCTACCAAACCATAGAGCCTGATCTCCTGCACGTACCATCTTAACTGAATTAGGATCTTGTTGTTTTTCAACTGGCATATCTGTAAACACTGTTGTTACGGAATAGTGTTTTAGGTGCCAAAGTACTTGATCAATCATTTCAACTGTTACATCGGGCATGTCGCCTTGTACATTTATGAATTGATCGTACTTTTGCATATAGTCTAAATCAATAGCACCTGCACATCGTTCTGTACCGTTATCATAATCTGCATCATCAATTATTACGCTTGTGTTTTGAAACACGTTAGCAATACGTTGATCATCAGTAAGCACGTATGTTGGTAGCTTAGACGCTGTACAAGCGTCATACACACGTTTTATCATAGGAACACCATCTAACATAGCTAAAGGTTTTCCAGGTAAGCGTGTGCTTGCATACCTAGCCGGTATAAGAATAGCTGATGATGTCACGTACCACTCCTTCAAAGTTTTCTAGTCGAAGCATGTTAGGACCATCACTAGGTGCATTGTCTGGGTCGGGGTGTACTTCTAAAAAGAAGCTCCTAACCCCCAAAGCACTCCCTGCGCGAAGTAAGCCAGGAACGTAATCGCGATTGCCGTCGCTAGAAGTTCCGTTACCACCTGGCTTTTGTACGCTGTGCGTGGCATCAAGAACGATATCAGCACTAATATTACGAAGCATGTAATCAAGGCCGGTAAAATCAACAACCAAATTGTTATATCCAAAGCTAGTTCCTCTCTCTGTTATCCATACTTCTTTAGCATTAGTTGTCTTAGATAAAATACCTTTTACATCCCATGGCGCAAGGAATTGGCCTTTTTTAATGTTGACTATACAATCCGTCTGACAGGCTGCTAGAATAAGATCAGTTTGTCTACACAGGAATGCAGGTATTTGTAGCACGTCAGCAACGCCGCGGCATCTACTTACTTGACCTTCTGTATGAACATCAGTTAAAATCTTTACGCCTAGTATTTCTTTTAATGTCATAAAATCGTTTAGGGTGGCATCTATTCCTACACCACGTTTACCATTTAGTGATGTACGATTTGCTTTATCATAACTAGCTTTAAAAAAATATTCAATACCATACTTGTCACATACACGTTTGCATTCACGTGCAATTTCTGAACTTTGACCTAAGCTCTCATGTTGACATGGTCCTGCTATAATTCTCAATAAGTTCTCCTTCCATCAAACACACAAATAAAATCTAAAACAAAGTCGCCGGTGTTATGTACTTTATGGAATACGTTATCTTCAATTAAAACTGTATCACCTTTTTTAACATCAAATATTTTATGGTCAAGTTCCATTTGCCCAGATCCGTTTGTAAATATATAAACTTCTTCTTGTCCAGCATGTCTGTGTCCTGATGTAGACCTGTTAGGCCTTAGTCTAGTACGACTTACTACAAGATTATTTAAATTTGTATTATCTGTTACGGTATAACGATCGTCTTCTTTAACTACTTCGCCACCTACATCCCAATCGTTATATTTCATTTGCTATCCTTAATTATATAATAAGTTGTAACTAACTTATCCATTTGTTTCATTAGTGTTGGATTTGTACTTGCAACTTCACATAAATCTTTCCATTCACTATAATCTAATAGATCTCCTTGCTCTCTAGCCATTGATCCCGGATCGCCGCCAATAGCCCAACGTGGCATTACATTCCACGGTGCATCTCTATATCGAGCATATACTACACCATTTGCTCTTTCATATATTAATGCCTGTCCGGGAATCATCTTCATTACATTAACTTTGAGTATTCGATTACTTCACATTGTCTACTAATATCTTTTACAAAAAACGCACAATCCGGTTTATGACCTTCGGAGATTGGTACACTTAGTAATTGTCCATTTTTTAATTTTGGAAAATACCATTTTACATCTGTATAAAAATTTACAATATTAATATCTGCAAAGTTAGGTTTAAAACTTGATAGAGGATTAAATATGAATGCTTCAAATCCTCTGTCGTTAATACTTGTTAACGGAAGTATTTCTAAGTCGTTGCCGCTTTCAGAGCAGCCTACAGCAATGCTCCAATCAACTGGCATTGTAATTTCTTTCCCGCCAATTTCTAAAACCATAGCAGGCGAGCTAAAAGATTCTAGAAAAATTAAAGGCACAAAAAAGAAATCAGGATTTTTTGGATCACTATTATCAAGTACACTAAAGCGTACATCATCTTCTATAGTATCAGGTAGCTCGTCTAAATTGAAGCATTGATTTTCTAAGGTTAATATTTTCATTAATTCCATTCCACTTTTTCTATTGTAAATGGGTACTCTGCTTCTTTGTAAAATTTCTTACGTTGGGTCAGATGTCGCTTCGCAAACTTGCATGTAGATGTCAAGTCCCATATTTGCACGAAGTCTTTGTCCTTAGCCTTTCTTACGCCTCTACCTATACTTTGAATAACTCTAACAAAACTTTTGCCTGGTTCTATAAGAACAAGATTAAAGATACGAGGGATATTAATGCCAACGGCAGCAACGCCATACGTAGCAATGACCACGTGATTTGTTCCTTCGTTAATTTCATTGTATGCTTCCTTTCTATCTTTTAATTTTACATCGCCTTTTACAAACACACTTCCTGGTATAAGTTCTACCAATGCTTCGCCTGCACTAATACGATCTACTAGTATAAGTGTGTTGCCTGATTCCTTTACTGTGCTCAGTAGTTTGCCTATGTATTCTAATCTTGCTGTATTTGTTGTTAGATATTTTAATTCTTCTTGATAATTACTATGCGCCACTGTATCAATTAGCTGCACTACATTAACATGACATTGTGATAACACACCTTTATCCTGTAGTTCTTTAGCACTAATTTGTCCAATAACAGGTCCTAGACTAGCATGAATACTTTCAAACTCAAACTTTTCTTTAGGTACTGTGCCGGTTAGTCCCCAGCGTATTGGAGCGTTGCGTAGGTTGCGAGTGAGCAAGTTCTTAAGAACTTCTGCTTTGGCTTGGTGTACTTCGTCGACAATGATAGTGCTCACACCTTCTAGGAACTCTGCTAACGACAATACTGCCGCGCCATCCTTATGCTTCTTGTCAAGTATATTTAAACTCTGCCAAGTGCAAATAGTATGAGTCTTACCTAATTGTTTCCTGTCGCCGAAGTACACCCCTACGTCCAATCCACAGTTAATATAGTCTTCTTCTGTTTGCTCAACCAAGGACTTATTAGGTACAATTACAATGCTACGTCCGTAAGGTTCACTAATATGTGATAACGTAGCTGTTGTAATTGTCTTACCTGCGCCTGTAGCAATTTGCTGGAGACTCTGTGGATTAGAAATAAAGTTGTTGATTGCTTCAACTTGGTAATCTCGTAGAATAATTTCTTCGCCTTCTGCCGGGTGTCCTTTAGGCCAACATACTCCTTGGTCGGCCCAATATCGTTCTGTAACTGGAGTAAAGTTAAATTGTATTGGATGACGCTTATCTTCAATGTCAACAATTTGGACATTGTTTTTTGCTAATACTTCAGTAACAACATCTAGATGGTTAACATAGCCGGTACCGCCAATACCAAAGAAAGCAACTTTACCATCCCAGCGTCCAAGTTTGTACTGTGGCATATACTTTGCATACGGTACTTCGAACTTAAGAGCGTTAGACAGTCTTCTACGAACATCTACTTCTAGTCCTTCTAACTTTATGTTTACTTCATCTTCAATTATTAATTTACAGCTAGCCATATAATCTTGAATACTCCCTAAAAGGTGATACTGTATCTTCACGCCAAACAACTAAGTCACAATAAAATCTTATGTAAGTATCTACTATACGATCTAGACTACTGCTAAAAGAAAAAACAGTTTGTGGTTTCCACGCTCCGCTTACTAATAATTTGGGTAACTTATCTTTACTAATATACACTATTTTTGTTGTTTTGTCAACCCAATTGTTTAATTTTCTATCTTTTACTAATTGATTAAATCCTGCATTTTTATCTTCTAATCTAAATAGTACACTTTGATTACTAGCATCGACCATATCTCTATAATACGTAATTAACGAGTGTAATTGATTTTCTGCATTGTCTTTGTCTAAAATTACAAGAATAGGATATCTGTCTAAGTCGTGTAAACTATCTAATACATCACCTAACTTTGTATCAGACGGACGACTATGGAAATATATTTCTTTCCTTGATATAATATCTTCTGTTATATTTTTAGGAGTAAAATCTAAATTATAATTTAAGCCGTATCTAAATCTTCTATCAATTAATTTTACACTATCGTTACCTATTTCATCTTTAATAGTATTTTCTAACTTAGTAGTAATGTTTTTTGCTTGTCCGTCAAAAATACCAGTTATATGTTTTTCAGGACTAGATTCTATATTCTTAATTTCATTATATACTTCGACAAGTTCGCTATCAATATCAAAACTTCTATCTTTAAATTCGTCAAGTAATTTTAAAGTTGCTAGTTCAGTATATGCAAACTGATGTACATGTGTGCCTTTTTGATGAAAGTATTCAGATGAATCAAGTTGACTTGAACATGTTTGTATTGATATGATGTCAGTTTTTCTAAAAGGAAATCTAACATGGATCATTCCGTCAATAATTTTAATATATTTGCTACGATCTATTTGACGTAAGGGCTGTCTTAATTGTCCAATAGCAAAGTCAAAGTCAATTTCTAAATTTATAAACTGATCTTTATAAGGTGTTAACTTTTCTTGCATCAATGCAAGTTGCCTATCAGTTAGTGCTGTACCCTTAAAAACTTGTCTACCGATACTATGCATGATAGTCATGTCAGACGATTCAAGTTTTATAACAGGCATGCTCCGCAGATTAGCGGCGCACTCGAGTAAATCTTCAATAGTAGTTACATTATTCATATTACTATTATAACTTATAATAGTACAGAAGTCAAGTGTTTAAGTGGTATTCCGTGAGATATTTCTTTAATTGTATACTCGGTGTGAGCGTAGTCGTTTAGCCATTGTGTTCGATCTGGCATTAGGGGATCTTCTAAGTCGTGAAAAAAGTCTATGTCATTACCAACATCGTAAGCAAGACTATGAGGACTAACAAAAGCAGGAACCCCATTGATAATGCTGTGAATCCCCGGATTAGAGCTGTAACTGAAAGTAGCCCAGACATTATCAAACCCCATATCAAAGTCGTCGTAAGTGTTGTCAAGTTTAATTGGCTCCTGTCGTTCTACGTGTCTTAGCCCGCGTTCTATGTGTTCTAATCTACAGCGAGGGTGTGGTCTAAATAGTATAGGACGGTCTGTTACTTTGCGTATTTGATCGTAGGTATCTAAGAACCAATTGCTCATACGTGGCATCCCTTGCCACTGTAAACTTTTATCGTGTTGCCCACAAATAAGAATATATTTGCCTTCAGTGCGCCAAGGTTTTAGAAATAACCCAAGATCATTGCAACGACTATTATCATTATTAACGGGACCAAGATAAGCATTGCGATTGATTCCATTAAGCCCTACTTTCCATGTTACACCTCTATTTATTCCGCCTACTTCTAAAACAATAACTGGACGATTTAGTTTGCGATTTTGCTCCCATATTTGTTTGTTAGGAGTCATACGTCCGTTCCATAGAACACTCCATATGACTGCAACATCATAGTTATTGTAATGGTCTATTACTCTATAAGGTTCATTATATATTACAGTATGCCCAGCATCAACTATGCTTTGAGCAAATGCATCAAATACAGGTTGGGAGTTTAGTGCTCCATAATCTGTATACAAGCAAAAAATCATTTTACTGTTTGCCAATACGTTTCTGTTCTATCTGTCATTAGATCTTTACGTTTTGACTTACCGTCAAACTTCCGGGCGCCTTTCATGTGATCCATCCATTTCCCCAATTCACTATTAATTAACGGATGACCGCCGCCGCCTGTTTTTGCAGTCTTATTATATATGTTTGCACTATAGTCGTGTGCTTTATCTTTAAAGTCTAAAAATTTATTGTTTAATAGTTCCCCAAACACATAGCTATCGTGCCATTCTTCAAGTTTAAAAATACCGTTGTCTGCATCTTCATACATACGTTCAAACTCTTCTACAAAACTACAACCTACAGGGTGATTCATATTGATTCCATAGAATCCACATTCTGGCCATGTCTGTGACCCTTTGCCTCTACCAACATATGTTATCCAGTTATTATAAGGCAATAATTCTTCAAACTGTTTAAGACTCCAAGGCGAATGCACAAACGTATCTGCATCCATCCATACTACCCATCTACCAGTACCATAATTTTTTTCACAAGCATCGAACACGGCATAAGTTTTATTTGCAAAACGAATAGCATGCCATTTAAATTCTTTATGCCAATCTCTCGGTCTACGTGCTTTAATATCAGCAGGTGGTATACCGTTTGCCTTTGGATCGTTCTTCCAACGCTCTTTGAATGCATTTAATTTAGGAAGTGATTCTTTTGCATCTAGTATAGTAATTTGATTAGAATCAGGATTTATAGGATTGCAGTCTTCTGCATACACAACTAGTTTTATTGCTTTGGCAACATTTTTTGCAAAACTATCAATAAAACGCTGTCCGTATACTTCCATACCTTCTGGATGAAATGTTGTTACTACTATTATTTCTTGGCCCATTGTCGTAGATGCCTCCATGCTGTTCCGTCTATAAGCTCATTTGATGTCCAATGCATTTGAGCAAGTTTCTGTATCCACATATTTCTATCGTATAATATTGGATTTTCTATTTTACTAATATCTGTGTTAGCAATATCTTTGGCTTGGCTTCTTTCTAAATCTAATACAAATACTGGTATGCCTTCAATTGCTGCTGCAACTGCCGGACTTGAATTATAGTTTACTACTACATGTGCTGTTTTAAAATCAGTAAGAATTGACTCGTTAGATGTAACAAAAACATTTTGTAAATTATATCTAAGTAGCGCAGATTTATGCTTAGACGAATTACGATCACCTGGATGAAATCTAACTACTATTTTTCTGTCTGAATATTTTTTAATTTCCATTATTGTTTTTACAAGCCACGGCATAAGTTGTTGTCCGTCCATACTCCATCCGCCGTCACGTTGACAACAAATTAAAATAGTTTCTTTATTAGTACTCCACGGCTTTAATGACAAATTAAGATCTTTACTAATTTTCTCCCAGCGATTAAGAGTAGGTTGAGAATTACAATATTCGCCCGTAGTAGGAAAAATTCCATCATAACTGTATCTTAAATATTTTTTAGTATTTCCTGGATCGGCATATAAAAACAAATTAGAATCAATTATAATACTGCGTTTATTATTTTTTTGTTGTGTATCAAACACATTCTTTCTTAAATTTAAATGTGTCACATTTTTACTTCCAGGATGCACAAAGCCTTGTACAACAGCAACATCACTGTCAATTACTTTCCACTCATCTACAACTTTACCGATATCACCTACAGCATTTACACCCTTAATAAAGTTTATTAACACTTCGGGCTTTTCTGGGTTTCTATTTTTAGGTGGAATACCTTTTAGATAAGAAGCAACAGTTAACATCAATCATCACCGTTTATCATTCGCCATGCTGTTCCGTCTAGCATTTCTTGATGTGTAAATTGGCAATATGACAAATGTGCCATAAAGGCTGTCATAGTATCTTTGTCATGTACAGGAAGTTTTTCTATTTGTGATAAGTCATTACCAGCTAAACTTGATGCAGCATTAGGACCCAATGTAATAGCCGGTTTGCCATTTACTAATGCTTCTACTGCGGCAATACTGTTGTAGGTTATTAAACAGTGTACATCATCTGCTAATGCATCTTCAATAGTATCTGTTGATATACGTTCTGATCTAATAGGCTTCATTCTTATTTCAATTGGTCTGTCTGTATATTTTTTTAGTTCAGCTAGTACATTCTTTGTCCACTCTTCTGCTATAGGTTGTCCAAATATTTTCATTACTTTATCACTAGGAGGACAAATAAGAATTTTGCTTCCCGGCTTAAACTTTCTATACTTCCATGCATGTCTACGTAATCTATCTGTAGGACGATCAATTATTTCAAGTTGCTGTAAATTATTTTTAGTTATTCTGTGCCAAATTTTTGCTTTACTTCTTTCATTGCCAAAGTATCCAGTATCTATTGCGTAAAAGTCTCTTCCAGTATCCCAACAATGATTGATTGCTCTTTGACTGTTGCCGCCGAGACCTCTAATAACTAACGGAATTGAAGTGTCTAATTCTTGATCAAAATCGCCAAGCCGGCCATGGGTACCGCTACAAAATGCTTCTAATAAACGGTCGTATGATAAATGCTTTTTGTCTATATCAAACGAGTCACCAGGATGTATAGCTACAACTTTATATCCACTTTTCTTTTTATTTCTAATCATATCGTCTATCTCTCTAATTACGTTGTCTGCCTTTACATTATAAAATTGACCCGTAGGATCTATTAAAGTTTTTAATAAATCATTAACTAATTTTTTTTTTGAATCGCTAAGTGTTAGCTGTGTTGGATATGTTACTGTATCTTTGTATTTGTCTATAAGTTGCATATGATATTTGCGTTCAACTTTATAATATTCATTTGCATATTCGCAGTCTTGATATTGTTCAAACCAAGGGCCGCCTTCGGTATAATGTAGCATTTTAGGTTTGCCGTCTTTTGGCTCTTTATACCAACCAACTAACCAATTCCATTCGTGCGATATTTCTCCAATTTGAGTATCATATAACCAGCTAAATCTATGTAGATAGGCTCCTGTAGTATCTGGATTATTAATTAATCCTAAGTTTAATTTAGTATTAGCTACATGTGAACAGTTAAACAATACACACGAACTCCAATTTTTACGTGGATATACAGTCTGCTTCTGTCCGTCCATTTTTATACCTTCCTTAGGAGTATAATCATGGTGCGCACACATTACTGCATACTGATCGTCTGCTTGATCGAATAGTTCTTTAATATCAGTAAGGGCTACAAAATCGCAATCGATGAATAATGCCCAGCCGGTGTACTCAGTTAAGTGGGGAACTAAGAAACGTGTGAATGTAAATTCAGTACTTGCTAACGGGTCTACTGGACGTTTGTATAGTTTTTCTTTTCTTAACACTCGTTGGTTAAGTGGAATAATTTCTACAGGTACACTAGCAGTATCGAGAATACTTTGCTTGCATACTTGAAATGCAATATCTTCTCTAGTGTCGTATCCTACAAAAATTTTTAGTGGTTGCATTAGTCTCTTCTTTCAATATCTTCTTCAATGCACTCGGCGCCCCATTGGATTTCTAAAATATGTGCATTTGTATCTCCAGGATTAGAAGCCTTATGCCAAACTTCCTTGTCAATCTCGTAAGGCATTCTGTGCGGTTCTAATAATACTGTGCTAGGTGTAGACTTCCATTCGGTTTTCATATCTACAACACCTTCTAATATTATCCATTGTTCAGAACGTTTAAAATGTTTTTGATCACTTAAACTTTTGCCAGGATATATTACAAGCTCTTTTACCTTGTATCCTTGCTCAGGTTTGTGATCTAACACACGCCAATAACCCCAGTTACGTTCTGTTTTTTGTGTTTTCCACTCGTCTAATATCCAACTACTGCTATTAGCTTTATTTTCACCACCGACGCCAAATGCAAAATCTACATAAGGCATACTACCGTAAATTTTGTATTCAGGCGTCGTGAAATTTGTCCTGTCTCCGCCGTTGGCAAATATTACTTTACTACCTGATCCGTGTGTGCTTAATGTTTGAAAAATTGCTTGACATGCACTATCATCGCTGTCGTCAAAACCGATAACTTCGTCTACTACTGTTAACTCTTTTACAATTGCTGCACGTTCTTCAAAAGACATAAATGGTCTACCTTTTTTACGTGTTAGCCAATCGTCCGAATTCAATGCTACTACTAGCTTTGAACCTAGTTTTTTTGCTTCTTTAAAATAGGCTATGTGCCCTGAGTGTAAGGGATCAAAGCCGCCACTAACTAATACAACATTGCTCATGTAGATATTTATATGCGCAGTTTATGTGTGTTTTGATAAATGAAACCAAGGATCACCTCTGGCTATTTCATCTTCGCGCCATTGACAATATCCTAAATTATAAAGCCATTGATTGCGATCGAACATTATAGGATTTTCTAAATCTTTTAACTCCTTGTTGCTACAGTCCCATGCCATTGAACTAGCACACATACTAAACGTTGGTATCCCTTCACATACACTTTCTGTCAATGCATTTGAGTTAAATCCTACTACTGCCCAAGCATTACTAAAGTCAGCATACAACCCATCTCCGCCTTCTAACAATGCTGCACCGTGTGTATTTTTACTAATTTCTACATCAAAATCTTTTAGAGTTTCTAGTTGTCTATCTTGCCGTAGTGGATGCATACGTACACGTATTGGCCTATCTGTATACTTTTTAATTTCTTGTATAGTATATTTTATAAACTGTTGATACGATCCGTGTTTGTCTATAAGTTTTTTTAAACTACTGTCGCCTGGACGTTGTAATACTAGTAATACATAATCGCCATTTGTACGCCAATCTTTTATTTCTATTGCTTGTTCTTTTTGTATTCGTAGCCAGCGGTCTGAAGGACTATTAGCATTACAATAGTTGCCATCGTCTTGATAATAACTTGTCCAACTGTACCTATGATAGGACATAGGATTTGGAGGTTGTATCATGTTGCGCCTAAACACAGCACTTTCAACAACTAAAAATGGCTTGTTACTGTCTAATATAAATTGATAATATTGATTAAGTTTTTTACGCTTTTGTCCTAAAATATTATTTTGTATATAAACATCTGCAGATTGTATAGTGTCTTGATCTGCCCAAGGAACTATTTTAAAATTAGGAAGATTTGGTATAGGATGATTCCTATACATTTCTTCAATGCCAATTACTAAACTATCTTTGTTCATTTTGAAAAAGTAATCCTCTGCGAGAAAGGAATCTATGTTTCTTTTTAGTGCCCATAGTTGAATGATTACGCATTTCAATAGTTAAATCTTTACAATATTCAAATCCATAATTAGACAATTTATCTATCCAGTATTCTTCTGTATTACAATTAACATGATGATGTCCTGTTGCGCCGACCGGAGCATACGACATTATTAGAAATTTACATTGTTGCATTGCCTGTGCATAATTAGGAATATATTCTTTGTGTACATGCTCTACAAATTCTACACTCCATCCTAAGTCGTATGTTTTTACAACAGGAATTGGACCTGTTGTAAAATCATGTATAGTAAACTTACTATTATCGTAACGAGATAATGTATAGTCACCGTCAATACCGTGTGCATCTAAATTTAAACTATCAGCAAGTTCAACCATGCCTCCTGGCCCACACCCTACGTCTAACATTGATGTTACGTTTAGTCTATCTATTGCCCACCGAAGTGTTCCTTCGTCTATATGAGTTGTTCCTTGATGTCCGCCTAGATGATCTTCAAGTTCCATGTATTTCTTTTCCGCTTTTTACTTTTACCTTTTCCATGCAAATATATAATCTTTTCTAACACTTGACATTTCAATTGCGCCTAATGACTTTAGGTATTCACCGGCGCAGTATTCAGTATCCGGATGTTGCTCAACTACAATTACAGGTTTATATTCTATAATAGTTTTTTCAGCACCCTGTAGTACTTGCATGTCGTGTCGTTCACAATCAACTTTTAGTAATCCAAATTTAGATAGGTTTAAGTCGTCTAATTTTTTAATTTTTATTGGACCTGTGCCTATGTTAGAAACATGACTTGCTCCGGTATTTACTTGATTAAATTGCATTTCTATATTACTGTTGACGTTACCTAATGCGTGTTCGTGTATTGTAACAGGTAAGCCCTTTACGTTAAGTTTTAAGCATTCAAGCACTTGATTCATAGGCTCAAATGCAATTACACTATTAAATTTTTCTGTTAGAGGCTTTGCCCATAAACCTACGTTTGCTCCAACATCAATTGCTAAATTAAAATCTACAACGTACTTGTATGCTTCATCTCTAACATCATTTTGGTATTGTGGCAATCCACCGTTGTTCACTTGCTTTTGAATTAATCTACTAAAATGGATATCACTGTCCGGCATCCAATAATTAAATACTTCTTTCATTTTATGAATCCCTTAAATGGCACCAAATACTTTTCTGTAACTTTTTGTTCACCTTTGAGAGTTAAGAATACAGTGTCAGGTTTGGGCTTTGCTATCCTTATCCATTTATTATCAATTGGCGTATAGTTGTACTTATCTGCTAGAGCACATAGTATGTCTTGATCTCGACCCCATAGCCAATCATCAACAGGTTCTTTTAGTAACTCACTAGCATATACATTCCTAAAATTGTCGCTCTTAAACGCAACTAGTCCAGCTAACCATCTGTCTGCCTTGTGGTGTTTTAATACGTGTTGATGTGAAAATATAGATGTAAATTCATCTATACTAAACGGTCTTGCACATATAGTGTCTGCATCAAGTGTAATAAATTGTTCTTCTACTGGTATTTTTGATGCACACAAAAATCTTACAGCTTGTAAATATGCAATCCTTGATTCGTCGTTTTTAAAAGTTTTAGTTTCAAATGTATATTTTACATAAGGAAGTTGTATTAGTTTATCGTGGTTTACTACATGACAGCGGAGTTTTAACTTAGGACAGTGATAGTGGATACTCTTAAGTAAATTTTCTGCCCAGTCGTTATAATATTTTTGATCACATGCAATTAATATACTATATTGAGGCATCTTCCATGCCCGCAACTCTTAGCTTAACTACATTAGTAATTTGCCATTGTTTTTGATCAAGTGCTTTAAGAACACCTAACCATTTGTTACGCATGAGTGCAAACTCGTTGATAATCTTTTCATAGTCAACAACGTCTGCCTCACCGTCAACGTATTTTTCAACGTCACGGCTTGACAGAGCTCGTTGATAGTTTTCAAGATATTTCTTAAAGTACGAGCTACGCAATCTACGTAGCTCGATATTTAAGTAGTTTAAAATTGCTTCAATTTCTTGTAACTGATTAAACCGGTGTTCAACAAGGCCTGGCATAGCTGCCGCAGACTTTTCAACATTACCTACAAGTTTGCATTCTGCACGAGCTTGAATTAATTCTTGCTCAAAGTGTGCTATTGCATCAGGTATTCTACTTATATCACGGCTTACTTCGCTATACCAACCCATTGTTTAATCCCATTCATCTTCTTCTTCATCGTTATCTAAATCTAGATAATAGTGAATAGCATCGTCTAATGCTGCATCACATCCCATAGATTCTTTTAGAGTTTGATCAGAAACTCCGTAGTCAGCCATAAGATCGACAAATTTTTCAGCTATAATTTCTATTTGTTTTTTGTCTAAATATTCCTTAAACAAAGTCCAAATATCGGCAATGTTCTCTTCATTCATTAATCGCTTCCCCAATAAGATTATCATCAGTTGCTTCTTCGTCAACTTCAGCGGTATTTACCACTTGTGACTTTTTTACTAAGTAGTCTGACATAACTTTATCGAGGTTTGCACCAATCCACTTTTTACGATAGTCAAGAATCTCTTCACCATCAAGTGTAGTGTACGCAAGTCTGTTTCCTTGCTTTTTAATAATGTCTTTTGCTTCAAACAATTCAAGCAATCCACTATAAGGATTCATTCCTGTTTCATAAGGAATTTTAACCTGTACACCTTCAAAGGGTTTAGCGTAACGAGTCTTCATAACTTTACAGCCAGCACGGATACCCATAACTTGGCTAATCTTGTTACCATCTTCGTCTTCTTTTAGTTTAAGTTTCTTCATAGCAACAACGATACTTGATGCATAAATGAAACCTTGTCCACCACTGATCTTGTCATCCGGATCAAACATATCTTGTGATGCGTATGTATGATTAGTACATACAAGTCCTACATTATGTGAGCCAATCATGTTAACTGTGTTACGAACAAGTGAAGTCAATGCCTTAGGCTTACGACCCATATCACCTTTCATATCACCCTTGTTAAACTGATCAACATCTGTAGGTGTTAACAACATGCCTAAACTATCAATAACAAACAATACCTTAGGACGGTCTTCTTCGTTCATTGCTTTGTAGTCTGTCATAAACGTACTAATAGTCTTAGCAACGTCATCAATCATACTCATGTTAAGTTTAAGTAGTTTGTCTTCTGCTGTGTCTACATCTAATGCATGTAGCCACGATTCGTCAAGTGCGTTCTCTGAGTCAATAAGAACTACAAAGATACCTTGTTGTTGTGCTTCTTTCACAATGTTGCCTGCACAAATGTATGATTTACCAGCGCCTGACTCGCCTGCAAATACTGTTACCTTACCCATAGGAACACCTTTGTTAAAGTCTCCTGAAATAAGATAGTTAAGGGCATAGTTACCAGTACTAATCCAGTCAGTAGGATCATTAAATCCTGCACTCATACCAGATATAGACTTAGTTAATGCCGTCCGAAACTTAGTCGGATCAAATGCCTTATTAGCCATATATAGTCTCCTAAATTAAAAGCAAATGGGGGATTGCTCCCCCATTGTTATTACTGTCCTTGACGTGATCTAATCATCGCTAAGATGTCTTGAGCATTGCCGCCTTCTGCCGGTGCCGCTTCAGCTGTTGGTGCTGGAGCAGGTGCTGCTTCTGCTACTGGAGCAGGTGCTGCCGCTGGAGCAGGTGTTGGTGTCGGTGCGCTTGCACTTGTAGCAGTTGCTTGTGGGCTAGGTGTCGTGTTTGGATCACCTGTACGTGCTTGCATGCCTGCTGGACGGAAGTAATTACTCCACCGATCTGCATCATATGCTTCACCGTCAACTGACGCTTCAAACATTTCTTGCATTACTTTTTGTGCAGTCTCGTCTGGCTTCTTTGGAAGGAAGTCTGATAAGTTAAACAAACCGTGCGTATTAATAGCTGACATTTCTTCATCACTTAATGGACGCTCTCTACGTGCCCAGTTTGATGTGCCATAGTCTGCATATCCGCCTTTAGATGTTTTATTAAGACGGAAGTCTACACCAGCAGTATAATCTGTTGGCATTTCTTCCATATCAGGATCCATTAATGCTGCTTTGATGATTTGATAAATTTGTGGACCAATAATAAAGCGCCTAACTGGATTGTCCGGTGCTTGATCATCAGCAAGTGGATTATCTGTAACAAAGCCTTGGAATACGTATGAACGCTTCTTCCAATACTTACGACCCATGTCTTCTAAACTTGGATCTTTAAACCAACCACGTACTTCATTAAGAATGTTACATGTCTCACCATACATTTCCATACATGGAATTTGTACTTGTACTGGACGTGAATCAGTTTCACCTTTGATGCCTTGAAATGGCAACTTGATCATTAAACGCTCTTTCCAAAAGAAAGTATTGTCTGCGTCTCCATCAGGAAGGAAACGTAGAGTACAACTCTCGCCTTCTTTAATATTCCAAAATGGGTAAATTGGGTTTGGACCGGTTGGGCCATTTGAACCACCTGAAGCTCGGTTCTCTTGTTCTTTGAGCTTTGCTCGGATTTCTGCTAATGATGCCATAGTTTGTGCCTCCTATAAATGCCTATGTGCTTTGTAGCTACATTGCTACTTTGTGCCTATTAATTTTGTAGCACAGTTATTAGTATAACATCGCTACAATATTTGTCAAGTCTTTTTTTAAAGAAAAAACATAAAAACTTATAAGTGGGTTAGCAGATTATAAACCTGCTAACTCTCTCATTCTTAAATATTCGTTGTCTTGTTCTGCCTCTTTATAACCATACATTTCTGCTACTTTATTATTGATTTTTTCAATAAATGCCTTAGCAGGTTCTATGAACTGCTCACCGTAGTCTTTTTCTACCATAGTAAGTACTGCGGTCTCGCCTTTTGGAAACTGGCCTGCTTCTCTATCAAAATATGATAAGATAAACTCGCCTAATGGTGTCTTTTGGTCCTTTTCAAGTGTAATCTCGTCGCCGTCTGGACCGTCAATCTTGTCGCCTTTTTTCTTACCGTTCATTTTGGCTTTCTTTACAGCGTGTGCATATGCATTGCCTTCATCAGTGTCGTCTTCTTTTTTGTTTCTATCAAAGTCTGTTGTATATAGATATTCCATTACAGGATACAACGTGTTAACAATTTGATTACCAAAGCGAGCATTTTTACCTGATCCTGGCTTAGTTTCTAGTTTCTTTGCTTCGCCACGTAGTTTCATCATTGCATCAATTGCAGCTTTAGCATTTTTGTCTAGTCCGCTAAATCCATTTGTTCTTGCTTCAATAAATGAATACACATCCCATACATCACTTACGTACTGATTTGCTAAGTTGCCTTGATCGTCATCTTGACCGCGTTCAATTGCTTTTCCTTTGCCACGTAGTGCGCCTAATACTTCAACAGCATCTTTACTTGTGTTAATGTATGCTTCTTCAAGATCGTCCTCTTCCATAGAAGCAGTTTGCATTTGATCATCATCTTTGCTTTTAAGCATGTCAATTACTTTTTTGCCGCCATATAATAATGCAACTACTGCTAGTGCAGGTAGTGCATATTTAGATGCCATTGCTGCAACTTGTTTAACTGCATCGCCACCTAAAAATGCTGAAATCTCACCTTGAATAGCTTCAACTCCGCCTTCGGCTTTTGCAATTAAATCACTTGCTGATGTTGCAAGGTCACCAGCCATGTCGCCTACTGCGTCAATAGCATCGCCTGCTTTTTTACCAACATATGCGCCACCGCCTACTGCTGCTGTAGTTCCTGGATTTTTAGCTGCTACTTTGCCTGCGCCTTTGGCAACTGCGCCTGCACCTTGCGCACCTTTAGTAAGAATCTTTGCGCCCATCTGTATAAGTTTTGGTGCTGCTACTCTTGCCGCAGTTATTAATGCAGGAATAGCTAATGCTGGGAGAAATTCGTCTGTACGTTCTTCACCAAACTGGCCCATCATTTCTTCAAAGCCCTGCTCTAGTTCAATTTCTTCTTTTGTTTTCTTTTCAGCTTTGCTGTACTTGTCCTTTAAACGTCCCAGCTCTTCTTGACTGGCGCCTTCACGTCCAGCTTGTGCAGCTTTTTTCATATATTCTGCGCCGTGTTTTTTCTTGCCTGCGTATGCCATTAAGCCTGACTCGTCTAGATCATCTGGGCCTAGTGATTTTGCTTTAGTTGCTTCGCCTACTAGATTATAAATGTATGGAAATACATCAGCTAGTTCTTCGTTAAACTGCTTAATAGTTAATTCGTCGATCCAGTTTTCTTTTACGTCTGCTGGTACATCTTCCATAATAGGTGCTTCATATGCTGCAAATGCTTCTGCATAGTATGCTGGCTTTTGAAGTGATGCAATTGTTTTCTTGACTGTACTAATACGCTCTTTAACAACATCAACATACTCACTTAGGCTCTCTGCCATTACAGCCGAACGGCCCATGTAGTTTTTAAACTTGCGTAGTTTTGCCATTTCTTCTGATAACCCTACAATATGTTTGCCAAAGTCATCATATGTGTTTCCGCCTTCAGCAACATGTCTTGCCATTGCTCTAGCACCACTTAGGTGTTTAAATGGATAACGGAATCTTTCACCGTCAGCACTTTCAATATAAATTTTACCAATTTTTTGTGTACGCCCTGTCGCACTTTCTTGATTAATACCTTCTGTATGTTTAATTACAATACGTGCTTCACCAACTTTTTGGTAGCTAATACGGCTAGTGCCATAAAGTTTTGATTCTGTCATCTTTTCTTCCCCAGAAGTTTTTGCTAAAAATCTATAATCTCTTTTTTGTAAGTTTGATTTAGTGATGTCTCTTACACTATAGTCTAACATTCTCTTCTTTGCAAAATATCTTAATTCTTTTAAAAATGAATACCAATCTTGTTTTGCTATTGCATCTTCATTGCTAATAATGTCCTTGCTATAAATTATTGTTAAGCCGTCATCTTCGTCGATGCTTACACTTACATTACCTAACCCGTTATAATCAAAATCAAAAAATCTTGCAACTTCAGGTTGGTTAGTTACATTGCCAGAAGCATCTCCAATAGTAACATTAGGAAAACGTCCGCGTATCTTGTTAAAAAGATCTTCACTTATTTTGTTAAACTCGTTCATATTGTATTTATCAATAGTTACTGCTAATGAAGATTGGCATTGGCGCTTCGTAATCTTCTAAATCTTCTGTTTGTGTAAAAGTATTATATACCCTAGGATCCCAATCTTTCAATACATCCATCATCCTTATTGCAAGTAACGTTGCACTAACAAGATCATCAGATAAACCAGGCTTTGCTTGATAACTTGATCCTGTTGCAATAAATCCTTTTAGTTCGCTAATAAATGACTTTGAATTAACTGTCATTTTATCATTTTCAACCATAGTTTTTAGTCTGCTACATGCTGTAACTTTTGAACTATGTGTAGTATTAAATCCTTTGCGGAATTTTCTTACATGCCCTTTACGCATTGGTTCACTTACAAAAAGTCCAGGTATGTTCTCTTCGCCAAAATCGTTAATAACAATTAGACATGCTTCGCCAATGCCGTTATTTTCAACACTCCAATATATACCCTGTGGGTTATTTGTTTCTTGTTCTAAATATTTACATATATCAGATAGTACACGAACTTGTCCAGGTATAGCTGTTTGATTGTGTTGCCATTCTGCTACTTGTTCATAGCTTGGTAGTTCAAAAACTTGTATTGCTGCATAATCTCCTCCGGTGCCCATACTAGGATCAAGTGCTACAGCATATGTATATTGATTTGTAGGCTTTTTGTACCAACGGGTTTGACCCATATTTAACATTGGATTTTTACCTTCAAGTACAGCAAGTTTAATTGAATTAATTAGTGTTTCATCAAATACTAGGAATTCACAACCATATTCACGTCTAAACTTCTCCTCGCCAATACGGCCAATTTCTTCTTCCTTCCATTTGTCATCACGGTCAGGATGTTCGTGCCATTCAGCAACAAAACTATGAAATCCATTTATACCTAGCTCTTGTTCATTGCCGTGGGCATCAAACTTTTGTTCTGCTTGTTTCCAAATAGTAGCAAATGTATCTTCATCTGAGTTAGGTGTGCTAGTAATAATAGCACGACCACCTGTTGCTAGTGTAGGTGATATTGAAGTCCAAAACTCTTCTGCAATGTTTGGCTGCACAAATGCAAACTCGTCGCAGTACAGTAACGAGATACTCATACCACGTCCAGTATTTCCTGTTGTAGTCTGTGCTACAATACGTGATCCATTTTCAAACTCAATTGATTGTTTGTTGTATGACGTAACACCTGCTCTAATATGATCAGGACATGTTTCATATACATAACGTATACGTGCCATAATTTCTTGCGCACCTGTATATTTGTGTGCAGCAACAAGAATTGTTTGGTCTGAATTAAACATTGCATACCATGCAAGATAGATACTAGCACATGTGGTTTTACCTGTTTGTCTAGGCATCATGTTAATATTAAAACGGTAAGTATGATAGCTATGCATTAGACGCAATTGGTATTCATAAGGATCAAATATCAACTTACCTCTTACAGGATGTTGTATATAAGCAAAGTGACGAGCAAAATGTAAGTATCCTTCGTCAGGATCCATACAGGCTGTAAGGTCCTGAATTTGCTCTTCAGTAAAAGTTTCTTGTTTGTTCGCCTTTTTAATTAAGACGCCGTCTAATGATGCTGCCATACGTATATTTATTGAAAAAAATAGGCTCCGAAGAGCCTATTGATTTGCTGGGGGATAGTTTAGCTACAACCGCAGGTTGAACACGCCATTAATTCTTTTTTACCTGGTGCGCCGCACTTTGGACAGTCTTTTGTTGCAACAGCTTCGTCAGTGCCTTTTTTCTTAAACTGTGGAGGTACTTTGCCTTTTTTAGGCTTGCTACCTTTTTTACCTTTAGCAAGATCGTTTGGTCCTTTGCCGTCTTCTGCGTAATCAGGAATACCATTCTTATTTGCGTCTGGCTTTTTCTTTTCTGAAAGTGCTGCCATTAGCTGTGCTTTGATGTTTTCTACAGCCATTGGATTGTCACCGTCTTGTGTAGCAGCATATGCTTTCTTCTTGCGGTTTAGATCGTTGCCGTTTGGAATAGCATCGCTTAGGTCGCCATATTCTGGATCTGGCTCGTTAGCATAATCTTCTTTTGTAACAAACTTTTTGAGCGCCTTAACGGCATCGCCAAATGTACAGTTATCGTCAACCCCGCATCTTGGCACAACAGTTTTATCACCATATACTAGATCTGAATCGTCAAAGTAGACTTCTTCACTATCAACACCTGCTGCTTTTGCAAGTGCATTAGAAACATCTGGTTGATAAGCGTATTTCATTATACTTGGCATTGATTGTTTAGGATCGTAACGAACGTCTTCTGTAGCAAGTTCTTCACCAGTAAGTTTATCACCAATTTTGCTACCAATTGCACTAGGTGCTGCTTTACCAATAGCACTTCCGATCTTAGAGCCTACTGCTGCTCCAGCTGGGCCGCCTACTGCGCCGCCCAGTGCTCCGCCTGCCATGCCACCAACGCCGCCTAGTGCAGCTCCTGCGCCTGGAATTGCTGCTCCTGCTGCTGCGCCGCCTAATGCACCAATAATACCTGCTTTTAAGTCTGTATCATCTGGATTATCATCATCGCCTGGAATTTCTGGATCATCATCCATTGCTGAACGGAACTTTTCTATATCGCCGCGCATTCCTAAACTTGGAGCGCCAACTGGTTCTGCTGCTGACATGCCTGCATTTTTCATCATATTAATAAGATCAGCTACATGATCTTTACCACTAGCATTAATGCTTACATTCATTGATACTGGTTGTCCGGCATCTGCGCCAGGCATTGCAGTTGGCATAGGATCTTCGTTCATTCCACATTCTTCAATATGATCCATTGATTCAATTAATTTTTTCATACTCATGTTCTCAGCCTCCTACAACTGCTTTAGTATTTTCTTCATCGCTAATATCAGATGACTCTCCAACTGGTGCACCTTCTGCACCACTGTGTTCATTTTCTTTGCGAGCTATTTCTAATTCTTTTAATAAATCCATAACACGATTTCCTGCAACGTTATCTTGTGCAGACTCGCCGCCCATGTCTTCTTTTGTAAGCATTGCTTCATATGGAGCATCGTCTTTGGTTTCTTGGTATTCTTCTCTTGGATCATTAACATTACGTACAATAATATATGCTTGATCAAGTCCACAACAACGACCTATATATTCTTGTAGTACTTGACTAGTAGTTGGATATTCAACTTCTGCTTCAAAGTAAGTAACTTCCATATTTTGTAATTGCGGAAAATCTAAAGGACGTTCTTGGATTGGTGTTTTCTTGCCTGGCGTAATATTTACAACACTGTATTTCTTTAGTGCAGTTTCCATTCTTTCTACGCACTCGGGCGTACAATCTGGTCCAGCAATACCGATTTTAAATCCGTATGTCTTTTTTGATTCTGTTAATATTTCTTTAAATGATCTCATTGTGCAATGATCCTGTCCTATATGTATTATTTATCTTTATCAAGGCCTTTTAGTTTCTCTAATAGACTGTTTCTATCAGTAACTACATATCCTTCGCCGTTGATCATACCGTCATCAAGGCCAACTTTTCCGTCCTTATCCATTTTTTCTTTTTTAAGTTGTAGCTCTACCATTTTGAGTTTTTTGTCTAGTTTTGCAACTTTAGCATCTAGTCCTGTTTTAAGAAAAGTCCCAGCAACTTCAAATACTCTACCACTATAACGCTGTTCTACATTCATGCCTAAATCCATTAGATCTTCGTATGCTGTCATAGCTTTATTTGCAACTTCATTTAATTCTTTATCGGCCATATCGCCTAGGCCTTTTACATGCGGAAGTGCTGAACTAATTTTATCAAACTCTGCAATGTCACGCATTGTTTTATTAGTTTCTTCTATTTCATATTTTTGTTGTTCTTCTTCTTGAGCTTCTGCGTCTTGTATAATTTCTTTTGCGTCAGGCAAGTTGAGAAGATCTTCTAATTTTTTAGTCATGGTTCCAATCCATTATATGCTACTATTATTTATCTTCTACGGCCATTATGAAAAATATCCTGTTCAGTAACAATACGGAAATATACACCCTTTTGTTTACACCATGACCTAGCTGCTTCCCACTTTGCTTGATTAATAATATAATGTGCTTGGTTATGTTTGCTTTTTCCTAATTTTTCTTTTAGTGCTTGCGAACTAGGCTTAACTTCAACTAGCTCAACACGTTGCTTTCCATTCTTGTCGGCATATACAATAAAAAAATCAGGAACATATATTGTTTGTTTTCCTGTTAATGGATTTCTATAAGGAATACGTATCGATTCACTTGCCCATTGACTAACACTAGGATGTTCGTCACAAAATTTCATAAACGTAAACTCCCAACCTGATCTATACGTTGGTGTTTTATTACCCATATATTTTTTAGGATTTTTTAGAGTGAATTTGCCTTGTGCAAAATGTGCCATATCATATTACAACATTTCTTTGATCAAATAATTCATAGTTTAACTTTTGATCTTTGAAACCTAACGCACTAGTTTTTGATCTATTTAGATTTAAAATTTGAGCTACAATAACACTTAATTGTACATCTGTAACACCCCTTAATGTGTCTAATAACGATTGAACATTTAAGTTATCTATTTTTGCTTGTTGTAATAATACGCTTGCAGTGTTTATTGCTGCTACTTTATCAAAACCTCTTTTTAAGAAGTAACCAATAGTTGCGTCAACTTCTTCTGGATTATAACTAATATCTAATTCAAAAAAGTTTTTATAATATTCCGGTGTTGGTTCTGTTGATAAAGATCTTGCGTCCGTTGTTGTGTCGCTTTTTGTTCTTGCCATTAAGCTACTCCTGCTAGTGCGTTTGATGCGGTTTGTATTAGTAGAATATTTCCGCCTTGAATTAGATTAATTAGATTTTGATCTATTGCTGCTTTTTCAACTGCTGTAGCATTGTTATATGTATTAATATCAACGTTCGGTATTACACCTGTATTAATCAAAGCCGGTGTAAGTAATGCTTTTGTTGCTGGATCATTTAGTGCTGCTATGATTGCTGCTGCATTGAGTTGCGGAGAGTTAGATTCAGTAGCTGATGATACTGTAGTATCAGATTGTGTATCAGTAGTATACACGCCAGTTGAGCCTCCGGTTGCTGCGGCAATAACAGCCCCAGCGGCAGTGGCAACGACAGCAGCACCAGCATTTGAAGTAAAACTTTTTCCGCCGCCGAACATCTCATTAACTGCTGCTCCGAGTAATGCAGGTAATAATCCTCCTGCTCCAAATTCACCGCCTAATGCATTATCAATAACACCTAACGGACTTTCTTCGACATCGTAACCAACTTCGGCATCGCCAAATCCTACAATAGGATTTTGGTCCACTGTCCCTTCACTATATAACACGCCTTCGTATGCAACTGACATTGATGCTTCGTTGAATGATCCATCAGTACTATCTACATTGCCGTGGTCCCAAGCAGACAGTAAAGGGTTTAATAATGTATATGCAAACCATTGTCTTCTTGCTAGTTGATATATTGTTATATAACTAAAAAATGGAGTTCTTTTTTTATTATTTAAACCGTAGTTTGGCACATCACCAAAATATTTGTCTCTTGGCAAATATGCTGCTTGTGAACCTGACGTCCCACGGTTGCCGTCAGCAAAGTAATATTTGTAATATTCTTTAAGCATTGCACGTACTGCACCCAAATTATCATCATGTAATGTCATTCTAATATCTTGGTAATCTAATCTTGTTTGAATATTTTTCTTTCTATTGTACTGTTGTTTATTTTCTACACTTGCTCTAAAACTAGGTAAGTCTGTTGATTTTACAAGTATTCCTAATTCTTTTTGGAAAAGAAAAGAATTAGCAGTTGAGCTATTGCCAACCTCTGCATTTGGTTGAAATACCACATGATACATGTACTTTTGTTTGGGGGCAAAAGTAAAATTACTATTGGTATAAATCTTGTGCGCATGTTGCGCATCGCGCAAATGTGTGCCCGCAGTTAAATTAAAAAGGAATGCATCTTTTAAATTACTCATGTAAATATTTATCCTTATAGATTAAGTGCGTATATAAAGAAAAGCGAGAATTGACGTTAACCAATCCTCGCTTTTTATAATGCCAATCGTTGAAACTAGTTTAGTTAGAAACTGTTGTTCCGCCAATAGCGCCTGTAGTAGCTCTTGCAACAGACTCACCGATACCAGTGATATCATCGCCACCGAATTGTACAGCGTTATCATAACGGATTGTTAATGAAGTAGTTACTGCATCACTAGTAGCATATGCTAATGTATTGTAGTTTGCTGATTCGATATAACATCCTACTAGTTGGAATCTATCAATTACATTTGCTCCGTCTGTACCATTACCACCGTCTAGGATTTCAATTCTAGTTTGGAATTTGTACGAACCACTTGACACAGCACTTTGCTGCTCAAAGAAGTCAAATTGTCTTTGAAGTTGCTGACCAACAATTTTTTGTACGTTGTTGTTTGCATCTTCACGCAATGTAAGCGTAACTGGTTCCCATGTGTGCTTGCCTGCAAGATATGTTCTTGAGTTATAAGCATCAATTGTCATTTGTTCAAAAGATAAGTTAGGACGAGTTACGTCTACCACTTGTCTTGAAATTTCTCTAGTACCGTCTGGTCCACCAGTAGTACCAAAATTATCTAATAATACTCTAAAACGATACTGTAATTTAGGCATCAATAAAGATGAGTTTGATCCAGCACCCTCTGTAGGAATACTAATATTTTGTAGTGTTGTGATTGGCATTTTTTAATCTCCTGTTACACATGTATTTATGCTGTTTTGGGTGGAGTATTTCATCCACCCATAAAGTGCGCATATTATCCTAGTGCAGCAATCTCCCCAGTATTCTTAAGTCTTAGCGGAATGTAAATAAATTCAATCGCCTTAACTGGTTCAATAGCTACATCTAAATAAAGCTCGTTACGATCAATTCTAGCTGCTGTGTTATTTGATTCATCACATACAACCAAGTAATCGTAAACAGCTCTTAGTGCTACCAATTCTAATAACAGTGCATCTGCCGCTGCTTTAATTTGGTCACGTGTAATCTTGTCATTTGGTTCAAACAAGTATGGTTTTGCCAATAGTTCAAGTTGTCCACGTAAGTAAACAGTCAAACGTGCTACGTTAACTCTATCCAATGCACTTGCATTTCTTGCACGAGTCTTTTGCCCAAATACTACTAATCCTGCACCACTTAAGAATGTAATTGGATTAATTTTATTTGAATATAGTGTATCACGCTGTCCTGTGTTTAGTGCTACTGAAACAAACTCTCCTTCGCTATTAATATAACCTGAGCTTGTTGCGTTGCTTACACCGCCTCGTCTTGTACCTGCTGGAGCAAACCAGGGGAACGCAACTTGGTCGTTAAGTATAATAGTACGTAGTGCCATGTGGCTTGGAGGAACAACAATGTTATTACCAAAGTTGTCACTTGTGAAGCCTGAACCATAATACATAGCCATATACTCGTCAAAGCTCACTGCACCATTGTCGTTGTCTTCAACAGCAAGTTTAACGTTTGATGCCCATTCATTTAATGAAGTTGCGTCTGGTGTTAAACGGAATGGTGTATCACCAACTACAAACGATGTTAAACGTCTATCAGTGTTTAGTGTAATCATTTCACCAATTAGTTCAGGATAACCTGGTGTTGCCATTAAGTTAAACTGACGTGATTCTTCGTCACGTATCTCTTGGTTACTGTTTACTAGTGCTTGTAATGCTTGTACAACACTCTTGCGTTGTGCATGACGTCCAAATGTTCCTGAACCGTCTTCGTTATTGCCTGAGTCTGTTACCCAACGATGTGGATAATAATTGCTCATGCTTAGATCTCCATAACGTCCGTTAGTTCCATTAGTGTCTACGTAGTTACGCTCAAAACGTTTGACATTGAAACCACTTCTACGTGTGTTCCATAGCAACATACCTCTTGGATATAATGCAGGATCTGGAGCATCTGGATCTAAATAATCGCTAGTAATCATTTCTGCAATAGTTGCATTTGGTGCTACTAATGTTGTACCACCAGTGTCGCCATAGCGAGCATCACCAAACAAAATTCCATCTTCAGTAGTTTGATCTGCTTTATCAACTAAAATCCAACCACTTGCTCCTGTTGCAGCAATAGTTGCATTGTATTTGTAAATTACTGGATAGTTTTCTACGCTTGCTGTGCTAATCCAAATATCACCTGTTACTAGTGCTGATACACCGTCTGCTTGTGTTTTTGGTTCAGCTGCTGATACAATTGGACCTTCTGGATCTGTACCACTAAATGGACTTGCAATTGAGCTTTCACCTGACGCTCCGTCATATGCAAGACCTACCCAAGTTTCACCATTGTGTACCATAATGTCAACTTCGTCAACAATTGAATTGTACCATAGTGCGCCTTGTGCTGTTAAGCTCAATGGTGCGCTATTTGAAGCAGTATAAGTTAATGGTGCCCAGTTTGAAGCTACAAACTGCTTTGGTGATGTAGCTGCTGTTGTGCCTGGAGCAAAATACAAGTTAGTTGTTCCGCCTGCACTTGCACTAAAGCCAAATAGTTCTAAGCCGCCATCGGTATCAACTAAGTCAATTTCACCGCCTAACTTGTGTGAAATCTGTACACGGTTTTGTGCATCAACTACAGCAATAACATTTGTTAATCCTGCTGCGTTAATTTGACCAGCTAATGTATCTGCATCAGCAATGTCAGCAGTAGTTGTAACGCTTACTGTGACTGCTGATGTTTTACTAGCTGAAGCTGCTGTTGTTTCTGCAATAGTAAATGTATATGTAGCTGCTGTAATACCTGTTGATGAAACTTTAGCACTAGTAATTACAGTTGCTCCAATTGCACTTCTACGATATATTTTAAAATCTCCAATTGGTGGTGTAGTACCGTTAACATTAACGTCTGCAAACAAAGAATCAACAGTGATGTTTGT